AAATTCGACCTGGGCATTGATATGCGGAAGGGGGCCAGCGTGTCGGACGCCAACCGACTGCTGGAGATGAAGAACGCGCATGTGACCACTGGCCTGGCCACGCAGAAGCGCCCAGGGCTGACCCGTGTGGCGAACCTGGAGCCCGGTACCAGGGGCCTGTTTGCCGCCTTCGGCAAGCTGCACACGTTCTACGGCGGCGGCACCATCACCCATGCCAACCCGCTGTTTCAGGCCAACCGGGTGGCGCCGCCTTCTGGCTCATCGGTGGTGGCCGATGTGCCATTTGCCGATGTATTCAACGCCTTTATTTACTGCGCGGTGCAGTACGCCGACGGGCAAGTTCGCCACCACTACCTGGACGGCAGCCCGGCGACGCACATTGCAGATGCCAACTGCCCCAACACGCGGGCTTGTTTGAAGATCGCCAGCAAGATTTTTGCTGTGGGGGCCGGCAATGCCGATGTGGTGCGGTTTTCTAGGACTGGCAACCCGCGCGACTGGAGCGCGGCCAACGATGCGGGGTTTCTGCCCACCGGATTAAACAGTCGCGGCGACCGCGCCGCCAACGCGCTGGGCGTGTACCAGAGCAAGATGGTGGTGCTTACGCGCGACGGCGCACAGGTGTGGGCGGTTGATCCAGACCCCACGGCCATGCGGCTGGAGGACATCGTGGAGAACGTGGGGACAAGCTTCCCGCGCACGGTTGCCAACGTTGGGGGTGACCTGTATTTCCTGAGCGACTACGGTTTCCGCTCGATTACCACCCTGCAGCACACCAGCAACCTGGCCGATGTGGACGTGGGTTCGCCAATTGATGCCTTGGTGCGCCCAGAGCTGAAGGCGGCGGGCATCAGCCCCAAGAGCTTCTACTTCTACGGCACCGGCCAGTACGTGTGTGCGATTGGCAACCGACTGTTTGTGTACTCGATCAGCCGAACGGCTAGGATTGCCGCCTGGAGCCAGTATTTCCTAGGCGCACCCGTGGATGCGTTTGCCGAGTTAGGCCAAGAACTGTACATCCGATCAGGTGACACGGTGTACAAGCTGAACGAGGAAGTCAGCACGGACGACGGCACCCAGTACGAGGTGTTGATTCAACTGCCGTACATGGACCTGAAGAAGCCCGGCATTCTCAAGCAGGTGTGGGGTGCCGATGTGGTGGTGGACGGGTCGTGCTTCATGTCCATCGGGTTTGATGTGCGAGACCCAGACGCATTCACCCCCGAAGTGAAGGTAAAGGGCAACACCCGACCCAGCGGGTTGATTCCGGTGGAATGCACCGGCACCGAGTTCAGCATCCGACTGAGGAATTTCGACAACAAGCCGTTCAGAGTCGATGCAATCGGCTTGCATTGGAACGATTTGGGGCCGATCTGATGAAACTTCGACTGGCCACCCCCCATGACTTGCCTGCGCTGTGTGTGCTGGGCCGATTGATGCACGAGGAATCGACCTTCGCGCCGATGGATTACGACATCGACTGCGTGAAGGAAACGATCGCCGAACTGATGGAAAAAAGTCAGTTGGTGCTGGTGGCCGAGGATACAAACGGGGAAGTGATTGGCGGGATGCTGGGCAAGGTGACGCAAAGCTGGTTTGGTAAGGACATGGTGGCCAACGATCTGGCACTGTTCATCCACCCTGACCATCGAGGCGGCATGCTGGCGGTGAAGCTGATCAAGGCCTTTGTGGCCTGGGCGAAGCTGGCAGGGGCCAAGCAGATCAGGCCCGGCGTGATTACGGGCTGCGAAGTGGCCGAGTTGTTGTACGACCGATTGGGCTTCCGCCGATGCGGGGCCACATATGTGATGGAAGGAGCGTGATATGGGCGGCGGCGGCGGAGATGGCGGCGCGGGTGCGGCGCAGCGACAAGAGGCGGATCGGCAGGCGCGTATCAAGGCCGCCACGGACGCTATCAACCGGATTTTCAGCGGCACGCAGAGAGTCACTGGAACGCGCGTGATACCCGGCACACCGGGCGGGTATCAACAGCGGGCTACCCATATGGGCGAAGACAGTGCCCCGTGGGTAGAAAGCGTTTGGGTGCCAGGCACACCCGAAAGAACCGAAGCCTACGAGAGATGGGTTGATCCTCCAGGCGGCAACCCGCGCGAAGCGTTGTACGCCGCGCAGCGCGGTGCGGTATTTGACCTGAACCGGATGGAGGTGGATCGGCAGGCCACGGATGCCGAGCGCTTCAGCCGTTTTGGGCTGGCACGTTCCGGCCTGATGGGCGGATCGGCGCAGATTGACAGTGTGGCCGACATCAACCGGCGCACCAACGAGGGCCTGATGCGAGCCGGGGGCATTGCCGACCAGGCAGCCGCAGACCTTCGCGCCGCCGACGAGCAGGCTAGGGCCAACCTCATCAGCCTTGCGCAGTCGGGCATTGACACCGGCACCGCCGCATCCCAGGCGCTCAACAGTCTGCAAGTGAACAGCGCCAACGCGGCCAGCGCCAGAGCCGGGGCCACGGTGGGCGGGCTGTTTAATGACTTGAGTTCGGCCTACCTGATGCACCAAGCAAATGCCGGTCGCATGGCTGGCATGAACAATCCTGCGAACCAGCAGTGGTATGGCGTGTCGAATCCGCGTGCGGGGAACAGCGGCACCGTGATACGTTAAAGGAGAGTTGCGAAATGGACTTGTTTACCATTGCCTCTCTAGTTGCTGCGGTAGCTGGTGCTGGCATGCAATACAACGCAAGCCGCCAGGCACAGCAGCGGATGGAGGATGAGACCCGGCGCAGCCTAGAAAACCAGCGGCGTTTGCAGATGCAGGCCGAGAAAAAGGCCCTGGACACCGCCGCGAACTACGAGGTCCCGATACGGAAGGCTGAGCAGGGGCAGATTGCCGAGCGGCTGACGCAAGAACTGATTGCCCCGGTGAGCGAGAGCCAGGCCATTCGACAAGGCCAGCAAGCCACGCAAGGCAATGTGTCGGAAGACTACGTGACCGCCAAGGCCGCTAGCGATCTGAACACCATCAAACAGGCGCAGCAGTTGGCCCGGTTGCTGGGCAAGACCACCAGCGCATCCCGTTTGCGGATGAACGAAGGAATCCGCTTGACGGACGCTGGTATGGACATCGGACGACTGAACAACTTTTCACGCGGGCAGGCCGGTGCCGATCAGGTTGCCATCAACGCCGCCGGGCGGGTTGACCCCGGCCAGATGTTCCTTGGTTCGTTGCTGCAGGCCGGTGGCACGGCGGGCCTGTCGGCGGGCGGTGGCCGCGCGGTGACTTCGCGCGACTTGGCACTGGCCAACGCCAGTGCAGACCCGATTGGTGCGCTGAACGCCTCCAGAGGGTGGGCGATTGGTCAACCCCCGTCGGTGGCAGACCGCTTCAACAGTTTTGTGAGGGGCTTCCAATGATGACGACGCTGATGCGAGACCCCGCCGAAGGGTGGGCCGCAGCCGGACGGGGTATTGCCGGGGGCCTGGGGGCCTTGTTGAGCGGGGAGGCCGTGCGGCAGAAGGCCCGGATGGACGCCGAGGGCCAGCTCGCTGACATCTACTATCGCAACATGATGGGCAACCAGGCTGGTGCCAGCGCCAAGAGGCACGAGCAGGAGGCGACCGGGCTGCGTCTGACCAACGACGCGCGGGTTGCGCCGATCGACACCAACCTACCGGCATTCCTGCAGACCGCACAGCGCCTGTTTCAGATGACGGGCGACACCAACATGGAGCGCTTCGCCAATGCAGGCACAGCGCTCCAGACCCAAGGCATCCGCGATCAGGCGGCGGACAACGTGGGTGACGTTGACCTGATGAACCGCTTGAACACACTGGCTAAGCCGGGCGAGACCTACATGCCGTTTAACGCAGTGGGCAACACGGGTGGTGCCATCAATCAGGCTACAGGCGAAGGGGCGGTGTTTGATCAGGTTCTGCACAAGCTGTTTGACCAAGAGTCCAGAGCCAGGGCGGCGAAGGATCGAGGGGCCGCCAATGCGTCCAACGCATCGGCTGGGCGCAGCACGGCAGATGCAGACCTGACCCGTGAGCGCCTGAGCGTTTTGCGCACGACTGGCCGACTGCCGGGAACCATTGGGGGCGGGGAAGATGCCACCAACGCCAAAACCCGCAACGCAGTGATTGCGGCCATTGAGCGCGAGATGCCAGGCCTTTCTGACCAAGAGTTTGCCGCAGAGCTGGCGGTGCGCCTGAGCCGTCGCGGAATTGATGTGCCACCCGTCAACAAAAATCCGGCACCCGGTACGTCGGCCCCAAAAAATCCCAAACCCGAAGGCATGACGACGCAAATGGTGCTGGATCAAGCGCGAGCCGCTATTGCGCAGGGTAAAGACCGCGAAGCCGTAATTCAACGGCTGCGTGAAATGGGAGTTGATCCGAAAGGGTTGTAATGGCTGGCTTGTTTGATGATCTGCCCGACGACAAAAGGCGTTTTCCCGTGGGCAATGTATTTGCTGACTTGCCAACGGTAAGACCGCAGGCAGCGCCAACACACAGTTTGGCCGCAGGGGTTCTCTCTAGGGTATTGGGTCTGACAGGGGACTTTGTCGAAGGCGCGGCCCGTATTGGTGAGCAGGGCGGGGACTGGCTGGAATCCCGTGCACCACTCGCAGGTCTGACGCCCGAGCAGCTACAGCAGCGCCAACTAGAGCCGCTTTTCAGGGCGGCAGAATGGTTGCAGCGCCAGCAGCAGGCCATCAACTACCAGCCTAGCGTAAGCTGGGATCAGGTCAAGGAGTCCCCGATTAACCTGCCGCAGACGGGCACATTCGTTCTGGAGCAGGGCGTTACCAGCATCCCGGACATGGCCGCTGCGGTGTTGAACTTGCCGGGCTATGTTCTGTCCCGCACCAACGACATTGCAGGCGAACGGGCCACCAATGAAGGCCGCACCGATGCCGTGACCCTGGGTGACATGGCTAAGGCCGCGCCGGGCGCATTGGTCGAGGCCACGCTGGAGAGGCTGGCCACCAAGGCATTGCCTCTCAGCACAGTCACGGGCGGAAATGCTGGTGTGCGAATCGCCAAACAGGTTGGCCTACAGGCTGGCACCGAGGCGGTGGAAGAAACAGCCGCCTATACCGGGGAGACGGCGGGCACCCGCGCAGGTTTTCAAAGCCCCGAGGCGTTCGACCGCGCGATGGCCGGTGCATTGGTGGGTGGTGCATTGGGCGGCACGACACAGGGCGCAGGCGAAGTGTATGACGCCGCCATAGGCAGCCCCGAGCGCCAGTTAGCCCGCGCCATTGAGCAGGGCGCACAAGAGATTGCCGATGCCCGGCCAGACGCCAGCGCCATCCGCAACCTGTTTGCCGATTTGCCGCAAGCCCGGCGTGAAAGTGCACAGCAGAATGTCCAAAACGTACCATCAGCCCAGCGAGCCAAAACCCAAACCCCGCCAACTCAAGCGCCAGCGCCAGCAGCAGGCAATGCAGCAGCCCCCGTTGGAGTACCCGCAGAACCTGCCGACCCCGATCTGGAAGCCGATGGGATGATGTTTGACGATCTTGTGCCGCCTGAAGGCGAGGCGCAAGATCGACAGCCCGTCACGCAGCCTACACAACCCGGTACTACGGGCGAATGGGCGGCGGCATCCCGTCCGGCCCAGGCTGCCCCCATCCTGCAGAACCGCAATCGCGCCACGCCGTCGAGCATTGCGCAAATGCAGAGCATTGCTAACCAGCCCGACTATGGCCGACTGGGCTTTTCGCGCGACTTCGCCAATGGTGCGCCCGTGGTGGCCGGGGGCCAGATTGCGCCCGAGCAGATGGGCCGCGCCGATATGGCCGTTGCCAGCGATGGCCGCCGCATCCCCGTGCAGTATGCGGTGGTCGAGGTCTCTGATGTGCTGCCTTCCAACCAGGCAGACGGGACGCCCAACCCGGACTATGGCAACCAGTCGGTGCAGCGCATCCGCGCGATTGCCGGGAACGGTCGAATTGCCGGACTGCAGCTAGCCTACCACAAGGGCACAGCGCCGGGCTACCTGAGCGAGCTGGCCAGCGACCCCCTGCATGGGGTAAACCCTGATGTGATTCGCGCCATGCATGCGCCCGTGCTGGTGCGCGTGATGCCGACCGACCAAGTGACGCCCGACATTGGGGACGTGTCCAATACCGTGGGCAACCTGGACCTGTCGGCGGTGGAGCAGGCCAGCAACGACGCCCATCGGGTGGACTTGGGAACCCTGAGCTTTGCCGAGGACGGCAGCATCACCCATGAGGCGGTGCGTCAGTTTGTACGAGCCATGCCCCAGGCCGAGCAAGGCGGGCTGATTGACACAAACGGCCAGCCCACCAAGCAGGCGGTGGATCGCATCAATGCCGCCGTGTTTGCCAAGGCTTACGGCAACAACGAGCTGATCCGCCTGTTTGCCCAAGCCCAAGACCCCGAGGCGCGTAACGTGCTGTCGGCCCTGGCGCAGGCGGCACCGAAGATGGCCCGCCTGGAAGGCGCTGGTGCGCTGGACGTCCGCGACGTGGTGACGCAGGCCGCCGAGATTGCGGTGAACGCACGCCGAGAAGGCAAGGCCCTGTCGCTGGCCGCGCAGCAGATAGACATGGCCGCCGATCCCGATGTCGGCGTGGTGCTGGATTTGTTTGCCCGCAACGCGCGGACGGTTCGCCCAGTGGTGGAAGCGCTGGGGCGCATGGCGGACATGGCATACACTGAAGCGAACAAGCCCGCCGAAGATATGTTCGGTGCCGTGCCTCGCGCCAGCCGCACTGATGTCATCAACCAACTGAGACCCGAGAATGAACGAACAAGCCCGCAAGCTCTGGAAAACCCCGCAGGGGGCCAGCGTGTTGAGCAAGTGGATGAAGGGCCAGCCCCTGAACCCGCAAGAGCAGCAACACCTGCAGAAGATCAAGCAGACCGAGCCGGTCAAGCCGAAGGGCTGACCAGCTACAGCCAGGCAGACATCGAGCAACGCCTGGAGCGCCTGGAGCAAGCCCAGCGCGAGCAAGAGCGCACCGACCGAAAAGCCGAAGCCGCCGAGCGTCAGCGCCAAGAGCACAGGAAAATTGAGCAGGCCAGTCGGGCCGCAGCCGACACGTTTAAACTGGGACAAGACCCGCTCGACAGCCTGACCGGCCAGCAGGACATTTTCAGCGTGCCCGCACAGGCGCGGACGGAACGTGACGCCCGCCGGCCCGGGTTGACTGCGGCGCGAAAAGGCGCAGCCGACTACAATGCAGAGGCACCACGGCGCACCTACACCGATGAACGACAACTACAACTCTTCCTCGATAATGGACCTGACGCAAGCCAGGCGGGGTCGCGTGGAGAGGCTGCCCAACGGTCAGCCGTGTCCGCCGTGGATGACCTACGATCCACCGAAACCTTACTTGGTCTCGCCCTGTCGCGTGATTACGCTGCCCGTCAAAGGGCCAGCCTCGTCGGACAACAAGTAAGCAGCGCCGAAGACCTGGCTGTTCTGGCTCAGGTGTACCGCGATCCCCGGTTTGAGACCTTCCGTGTCGTGTTCGTCAACGACTCGGGCAAGGTGGTGTCGCAGGTGGGCCTTACCAGCCGCCTGCCCGCATCGGCTCAAGTCATCATGGGTAATGATGTGGAAGGCTACCTACGCGAGTTGTCGGCCGCCGCGCGCAACCGTGGAGCCACCGGGTTTTACATGCTGCACAACCACCCCAGTGGCATCTCCAATCCAAGCATGGCTGACCTGTCGCTGACGCGGAAGTTTGCCTTGATTATGCCGTCGCTGCAGTTCAAGTCGCATGTGGTGATCGACACGAACGAGTATTCGGTGATCGACCGCGATGGACGCGCCGAAACCCTGAAAAAAGACTTTGGCCAGCCGGCGCCATTCCTCATGCAAGAGTGGGCCAATGTGATGATCACCGGCCCGTCCGATCTGATGTCTATGGCTAAGCGCCTACAGGTTGACGATGGTGCCGTTACCCTGATTCACACCGACAGCAAAAACAGGGTCAAGGCCATCACCACCATTCCGGCCTCTGCCAGCACGATGGACAAGCAGGAACTGAAGAAACTGGTGGTGAAGGCTTCGCTGCAGACGCAAGGTGCGCAGGTGTTTGCGGTTGGCCGCGATAGCCAGGCGCTGCGCCGCATCGGGAGCGTGGTGGTGGATGCCATCCATGTGGAAGACGGAAGCGGGAGCGTCAGCAGCTTGCGACGCACCGGCGATATTCCCGGCGGCTCGCCATTCCCTGGGGCCCGCCGCGCCCGCGTGAGCCCTGACACCAGTCCCGAGTTTGCCTACCTGCGCCGACAATCGCAGCCTGCAGCCGCGCAGCGCGTGGCAGAGCCGGTAATGGACCAGACCAACCCTAGCATCGTGCGTGAAGGCGGGCCAGAGTACAACCCGAGAAGCCTGCAAAGCGCAGCCGCCCCGTGGACGGTGCCTGAGCCGGGCGCGGGGGACGCGTTTATCCGCGCTATCCAGAACAACAAGGTCGATCTAAAGCGCTTGCGCGAAGCCATTGCCAAGCAGTACGGTGAACCTGCCGTGCAGGACGATGCCTACCTGGCCGAGGAGCTGTACCACGGCAAGGTAGCCGCACGGGTAAAGACCTTGCACAAGGATTACGTGGAACCCGTTTTGGCCAAGATTGCCGTGGCTGGCAAGAACGTGGGCCTGACACTGGACGATGTGAACCAGTACCTGCACGCCCGCCATGCGCCCGAGCGTAACGCGGCTATGAAAGCCATCAACCCCGACATGGACAACAATGAGGCATTGTCGGGGATGAGTGATGCAGAGGCCACTAAGATCATGGCTGACTTCAAAGCCAGCCCCAAATCCAAAGCGCTGGAGCAGATTACCCAAGCCGTGGATCAACTGCTGGCCGACAACCGCGCGATCATGGTGGCCGATGGGTTAGAAGACGCCGGGGTGATTCAGGCGTGGGAGGCGGCATACCGGCACTATGTGCCACTGCAACGCGACGTGCAAGGAACCAGCACCCCTAAAGGCATGGGCTTTAGCGTCAAAGGCCCCGAGTCCAAACGCGCCGTGGGTTCCAACCGGGCGGTGGTGAACATTCTGGGCAACATTGTGGCGCAGGCCGAGACCACGGCCATTCGCGCCGAAAAGGCCAAGGTGGGCCGGGCTTTACTTGCTATGGCGCGGCAGTACCCGAACCCTGATTTCTGGAAGGTGGATGTACCGCCGACCAAACCCAGGGTTAACCCAAAAACCGGCCTGGTGATGCGCAATGCTGTGGACCCGTTGTACCAGTCGGCAGACAACGTGGTGATGGTCAAGGACTTTGGGGAGGTGCATTTCGTTGTGTTCAATCCAGACAATGAACGCGCCATGATGGTGGCGCGGTCTATGAAGAATCTGGACTTCGACAAGATGCCGCGCTGGCTGCAGATTGCCAACAAGGGCACCCGTTTCATAGCGTCCCTGCTGACCGCACGCAATCCCGAATTCTGGGTGACCAACCTAGCCCGAGACATTCAGGGCGCACTTATCAACATGGACAGCACCGAGGCGGAAGGCATGCAGGCCAAAGCCATCCGCAACATGCCTAGCGCGTTCAAAGGCATGCGCTCCATGGTGCGCGGCGAGGGCGATGGCGAGTGGGCACGCTACGCCCGCGACATGGAGGAGGCGGGCGGAACCACGGGGTACATGCAGTCGTTTGACGATGACGATGCGCGGATGGACGATCTGCGCAAAGAGGTTGACCGGATGCAGCAAGGCAAGGCAGACCCGCGACGTTTGGGAAGGCTGACGCTGCAGTTCATTGATGACTACAACAACATCATTGAAAACGCGGTGCGCCTGTCGGTGTTCCAAGCTGCGCGTGATGCAGGTGTATCGACACCCAAGGCCGCCAGCATCGCCAAGAACATCACCATTAACTTTAACCGCAAGGGCAATGCCACACCGTCCATTAATGCTTTGTACATGTTCTTCAATGCCAGTGTGCAGGGCACGGCCCGCATGGCTCAGGCGCTAGCCAAGAGCCGCCGCACACAAGTGGTTGCGGGGGCTTTGGTGGGCATCGGCTTTTTGCTGGACATGTTTAACCGCATGGCGGCGGATGAGGACGAAGAAACCGGGCGAAACCAGTACGACCTAATCCCAGAGTTCGACAAGACGCGCAACTGGATCATCATGAACCCGATGCGCCCAGGCGAGTACGTGAAAATCCCGCTGCCGATTGGGTTCCACCTGTTCCCGAACGTGGGCCGTCTAGTGTCGGATGCCTTGTACAGGAAAGACCCGCGCAACGCGAGTGAGTACGGCTGGGCCATGGCAGGTATGGTGTTAAACACGTTTAGCCCATTTGGAACAGGCCCGTCGATTTCACAGTTTCTGTTGCCGACACTGGCCGATCCCTTGGTGCAGGTGTCCGAAAACAAAAACTTCATGGGCGGCCAGGTGTACAAACCTGCCGACCGTGGGTTTGGTTCGCCTGACCCCGCGCCAGCACATACACGCTACTTTGAGAGCACGCCCGATGTGTGGAAAGCCCTATCGAGGATGCTCAACGACTTGAGCGGTGGCGATGATGTGAAGCCGGGGGCCATCAATGTGGAGCCGGACATCTTCCGGCACACCTTCTACTCCCTTACTGGCGGCCCAGGCCGCGCACTGGACAGGACGGTCGATGTGTTTCAGTCCGAGGCACGAGGGCAGGAAACGAGCGTAAACCGGATGCCGTTTGCCAGCCGGTTCTATGGCGAAAACGACGACCGCCAGCGTGAGCGGGTGTTCTACGACGAACGCAAACGGGTGGCCGAAGCCAAAGCATCGTTTGACTACTACACCAAGGAAGGCCGCCGAGACCTTGCCCGCGAGGTGGCGGAGGAGCTGGGCGACGGCGACTATGGTGCGGGCCTGAGAAAGATGCGGGAGTTCAGCAGCACCAACACCACGGTGCGCCGACTGAATGCCCAAATCAAAGCCGAGATGGAGCGCCAGGCCAGCGGCGAGGATCGAGCTGAACAGCTACGCGCATTGCGAGAGCGCCGGACTGAGGTCATGGGTCGAGCCGTCAACGAGGAAAACTGACAAAAATCCGGCTCCACCCGTAAACGGCTGAAAAATGGGGCATCTGAAAGGATGCACCCATGGAGCTTCAGCCCGCACGCTGGAACGAGTACCCCAACTTCAGTCGAGCAGAATTTGACTGTCGGCAC